CTGGTATCAAAATCCGTGGCACTGGCGCGGCTACTAAAGGCGTGATGGCGCGGGGGCCAATGGCGTGAACTACAGCCAGCTTGTAATTGCAATTCAGTCATACACGGAGAATCAGTTTCCCCCTGTATACCTTGCTGATGGATCGACTGAGAATTCAACCGCTCAGATCAATCGGTTCATTCAGCAGGCTGAGCAGCGCATTTACAACTCGGTTCAGTTCCCGTCGCTTCGCAAGAATCAGTACACAGCGATCACGTCAAGCAATAAGTACGTGTCTTTGCCAAATGACTTTTTGTCTGTGTATTCGTTGGCATTGGTGACAGGTGTTGTTGGTGGTGATTTGGACACTGGCACGTTTGAGTATTTACTCAACAAGGATGTGAATTTCATCCGTCAGGCGTACCCTGCGCCAAACGACAAAGGTGTTCCAAAATACTACGCGTTGTTTGGCCCGACGATTGTCAGTTCTGCGATCACCAACGAATTGTCAATTATCCTTGGCCCAACGCCTGATGCGGCGTATTACGTTGAGCTTCACTACTATTACTACCCAGAATCCATCACCACCGCGACCACAACATGGTTGGGGGACAACTTTGATTCCGTTTTGCTGTATGGCTCATTGGTAGAGGCTTACACTTTTATGAAAGGTGAGCAAGACATCATCACGTTGTACGACACCAAGTTCAAAGAAGCACTTGCGTTGGCGAAACGTCTGGGCGATGGCATGGAGCGTCAAGACGCTTACAGGTCAGGACAGTTTAGACAGGCGGTGACCTGATGGCTTTTCAAGGCAACTTCTCTTGCAATACGCTGCGGGCAGGGCTGGCAAACGGGTCAATTAACTTGACCTCGGATACGTTCCGACTGGCTCTGTACACCAACGATGCAACATTGGACGAGACAACCACAGCCTACACAACCACTGGTGAGGCATCAGGCGGTAACTACGTGGCAGGCGGAGAGATCGTCACCACTACAGTGTCTTCTCAAACAACAGCGTCCGGCAGCGTGACATACGTGACTTTTTCTTCTCCGTCATGGACAGGCGCGATCACAGCCCGTGGCGCGTTGATCTACAAAGCCGGAGACAATGGCGCAGTCTGTGTCCTTGACTTTGGCAACAACAAAACATCAACCACCTCATTCACCGTGACGATGCCTGCAAACACCAGCACGTCAGCACTCATAAGGATCGTGTAATGCTAGTAACTACAACCAAAGGCGAAATGGACGATTCTCTGCTTGAAAAGCGGGAAGGTACAGTCGATAATGACAATGAACACACCACATGGGTTGAGTACTGGTTGGACGGAGAACTTGTCCACCGTTCCGCGCATGTAACTTTGAAAAAGCCCCCAACATTTGCTGGCGGCAGAGCAGCTTCGTTTTAAGGAGAATCCAAGTGGCAAATACCCAATCAATGTGTACCTCGTTCATGGGCGAGTTGATGACAGCAACTCACAACTTCGGCACTGCGCCAACCCGTGGCACATCTGCCGCTGATACGTTTAAAGCAGCTTTGTTTTTGGCGTCAGCTACCATTAACGCATCGACCACTGCATACACTACAACCGGAGAAGTCTCTGGTGCTGGGTACACCGCAGGTGGCATAACGGTAACAATAGCAAACCCTCCTACGGCAACAAACGCATCTGCTACGGCGGGCGTGGCGTTTTTTACGCCTTCTGCTAGCTTGGTCTACACCTCTGTGACTTTGACCACAGCGTTTGATGCGGTGTTGATTTACAACTCCTCTCAGAGTAACAAGGCGGTTTCTGTCCATACGTTTGGTTCACAAACTATCAGTGCCGGAACTTTTACCTTGACCATGCCAGCAGACACAACTTCAACGGCTTTGTTGCGTTTAGCCACAACCTAAGCGGAGGCGGCGCAGGCCGTAGACCATGTTTGGTATATCCGCATACGCCCAGTCACCTTATGCCGCTCTTGGCGAAAATGTAGTCGTCGTTGCCCTGACGGGCGTAGCCGCGACTGGGGATGTTGGAACAGTTGTAGCAGGTAAAGAATTTGCTCTGTCAGGTGTATTGGCGACAGGTAGTGTAGGTACGGTTGTCGCCGTAAATTCTCAAGCAGTAACAGGCGTAGAAGCATCGGGCAGTGCTGGGACGGTTGTACAAAGCATATCTGTTGCTTTGACTGGTGTTTTGTCCAACGCAGATGTTGGTGCTGTAGATGAGACAAATTTCCCGTTAATAGCCGGAGTTCACGCCAGTGGGTTTGCGGGTACGCTGACCCCAGAAAAGATATTTGCCATAACAGGGGTGTCAGCCGCAGGAGCGGTCGGGACTGTTACACAAAGCCAAGAAGTTGCGTTAACAGGAGTTGGGGCTTCTGGTCTTGCTGGTACGGTCATATACAACGAGTCTGACGCAACATTTGGCGACGAAGCTATAGGTTCAGTTGGAACAGTAAGCCCCGCTATTTCTATAGCATTGACCGGCGTTGTGGCTTCGGGTGCAGTTAACACTGTTGTCTTTTCTCAAGGTGGCCCTATAACAGGCAGTGGTGCTGCTGGGCTGGTTGGTACGGTTGGTTTAAACAAATCGTTTGCTTTAACTGGGGTTCAGGCTACAGGTTCTGTTGGGTCTGTAATTGCAATCTACTGGAAATTGGTAGATGACAGCCAGACCGCAAACTGGCAAAATGTCAACAATTCTCAAACTGCTGGCTGGGCGCTGGTAGACAACTCAGAAACCCCTGACTGGACGTTGGTTGAGACGGATTAAGGACGCACATGGCTTTTGTACTTGCAGACCGAGTTAAAGAGACCACCACCACGGCGGGTACGGGGACAGTGACTCTGCTCGGGGCATCAACTGGGTATCAGTCCTTTGCCGTCATAGGAAACTCAAACACCACCTATTACACCATTGCTGGGCAAAGTAGCTCGGAATGGGAAGTTGGTATTGGTACATACAATTCATCCGGTACAACGCTTGCCAGAACCACAGTTATTTCATCCAGTAACGCAGGCGCATTGGTTAACTTCAGTGCCGGTACAAAGGATGTGTTTGTCACCTATCCCGCAGAATTTACATCTAACGCTATTGGTGGTGGTATTGGCGCGGTGCAGTTAAATGCTGACACTGTGACGGTAAGTGGCACTATTGCTGCCGGGCAGAACGGATTTGCTGTTGGCCCTCTCACTGTTGCCAGCGGCGTTACTATTACTGTTACCAGCGGTCAACGCTTGGTCGTCTTCTAAGGAAAAAACATGGCAATAGCTTTTAGTGGTGGCTCCACCAATTTCACTTCAACCTTTACGGCTTCCCCTGCGGCTAACCGTGCTGTTACTGTGCCTGACTCTGACTTCACAATGACAGGTAATGACCTGACGCAGACGTTGACAAACAAAACCTTAACAAGCCCAACAATCACCAATGAATTAGCCACAACAATCCGAGAAACAACGACTATTTCTGCTACTGCTGCAACAGGCACGATTGCCTACGATGCGCTGACTCAGGTTGTTTTGTACTACACCACCAATGCGTCTGGTAACTTCACGGTCAACTTCAGAGGCTCAAGCGGCACATCATTGAACACCATCATGGCAACAGGCGAATCCTTGTCTGTGACTTTCTTGGTGACCAATGGTGCTACGGCTTACTACAACTCTGCTGTACAGGTGGACGGCTCGTCCGTCACTCCCAAGTGGCAAGGCGGTACTGCACCGACATCAGGCAATGCAAGCTCAATTGATAGTTACACCTATGTAATCATCAAAACAGGAAGCGCCGCTTTTACCGTGTTGGCATCACAAACCAAGTTCGCATAAGGACACGCAGATGCCCCGTCTATCAAAAATTGGAGCCGCCGCACTTGCCGCCTTTGGGTGGACAGGACTGCAATCGGTTACTGCAACCTACCTTGTAGTGGCTGGTGGTGGTGGTGGTGGCAGAGGTAACAATATAACCAGCTACGCTGGTGGCGGAGGTGGTGCGGGTGGTTTTAGAACAAGCACATTATCTTTAAACCCAACTCAGTCATACACAATTACTGTGGGTGCTGGTGGTGCTGGTTCTACATCAACTTCCAATAAGGGAACT